TGGTGATATACGGAACTGATTTAGCATCTTTCTGTGCCATGGTGTAACCAATATCAAGCTTAGCAAATTCTTGCTGGCATGCTGTATGGTTGTACCATTTGCAATGTTTCTTAACAGACATAGCATTATCATCTCCATAAGTACCTAAACGTACATTACTTGCAAACTTCTCCTTAATATGGGGCATCATGGCATAATACACATAACGCATCATAATCGAATTGCAAATACTATTCAATTGTACAGTGATTAGGTTTCCAGATGGGTTTGCATTAGCAAAACCATATAAATCACCATGAAAAAGAATGTTTGGATGAATAATATCAGAAAGAGCTCCCGCAACTAATTGCAAGTTTTCCTCTGATACTCCACATTCCTTATACCAAGATAAGATAATTTTTGCAGCAGCACCTGTTATTTGTGCTGCCATGCGGGTGTCAAAACCTGAAAAATCTCCAGCAATCATGGTTTCTGTTCCATACTCAGTTAAATAAGTATGAAATTCATCCCATTCCTTAGATAGAGGATTAATTCCTACTAAACATTCCGTAGTATCCCAGAATTCTTTCATATATCTAGGTACACCAGCTAAAACTCGTCGTGATGCAACAAAATTCGATATACCAGAACCATAAAATTTTCGTACTTTATCATCAGCTTTTGCATTAGGCAAAAGTTCATTTACTTTACTACTAACTTTATAAATTGGTTCTGAACGAATTCCTTTGCTCCAGAGATTCATTGCTCTATCTATTTCACCTTGAATGTCATAGTTGCCATTGAATTCTCGTGGTACTTGAACCAACGATTCATCAAAGCTATCCTTTTTCAAACAAGTTGCTTTCGATTTCATAATAGGAAAACCCGCTGAAGTATCATTGGGCATCCCTCCTAAACCAAACTCACCAATTCCATCCATAGCTTCTTGCTGTGAATAAATTCGGAAAAACTCTTTACATTTTTCCTTATTCTCCCTAATACATTTTAGGGTGTGTTCTTGATAATCGCTTATCGCTTTTTCAAGAATATCACCTTCATAATGTTGTACTGGGGTAGTCAATTTATTCAAAGTTTGCATTGCTTTACCAATATCATTGGGATGTTTAGGAGGTTTGTGTTGACGTGGTCCAAATTGGGTAGAAATACCCTTAAAAGGGGTAGGTACATAAGGTGTACGTGAACGCTCTTCTAAGGGCTGTCCTGATTTCAGGACCTTACCAAAATAAGTAACCACAGCTTTATCCTTCACACCATCTTCACGTGTGTACAAAGGAGGAGAATTGATAATTGTATATGGCATACCATAAGTATCAACTTTCAC